TGACAAACCAACAGGAGAAACCCGCAATGAATAAATTCGAACAACTATTAGACTATATCGTAAACGAAGAAAAGGACAAAGCTGAAGAGCTATTCCATGAGATCGTTGTAGAAAAGTCACGTGATATCTACGAAAACTTGATCGCTGAAGAAGCTGAAGAAGACGAAGAAAAAGACGATGACAAAGAAGAAAAAGAAGATGACAAAAGCGTAGAAGAAGCTTTTGGCATGGACGATGCTGAAGGTGGAGAAATAGGTGGCGACGCTACCGATGACTTCAATGCTGATACAGCAGATACAGATGACGCCGAAGACAGCGAAAATGAGCCAGGTGATATTGATGGTGACGGTACTCCAGCAACTGCTGATGATGTACAAGATCTAGCTGACGCCCTAGATGAATTAAAAGCAGAATTTGCTAAATTGATGGCTGGCGAGAAGCACGAAGAAGAGGAAGATCCAGATGTACATGGCGGCGCATTAGACGACATGGACGACGAAGAGTCTGAAGACGACGAAGAAGAAGGTAATCCTTTTGAATCACGTCAACTAACACGCGAATATCGCGAAACAGTAGCTAAGCCAAGCAATACAGAAGCTGGCGACGGCAAATCTGGTCCGATTAATGCTAACCCAAAGAACCGTCCTAGTGGCGGCAACGTGAGCGCACATAACATTACTCAAGGCAAAACTGCAAGTGATTCAAATATCAAAGGCGGCGAAGGTCTAGTTGGTGGTATCAAAGGCAAGTTTACAAGCCCAAATACACACAACGTTGACGGTGTTAAGTCTGGTATCAAAACAGTAACCAAGCAAGGTGCTGGTTATCCAGGTAACAACAAGACAGCAGGTCCAGTAGGATCTGGTACAGGCGACAAAGCTGGTCAAACATCAGTTGGTAGCCAAAAGTCAGTTGTTGATCACAAACAAGGTTAATATCTAGGTGATTACCAAGATGCAATTTTTACGAGAACACCTTAGCTTTGACCAAGCTAATGCGGTCGTAGAGAGCGATGACAAAGACGGCAAGAGCCTTTATCTAAAAGGCATTGCTATCCAAGGCGGTATTCGCAATCAAAACCAGCGGGTTTATCCAGTCAAGGAAATCGAAATCGCTGTAAAGACTCTCAACGATCAAATTCAGAATGGTTATAGTGTTCTTGGAGAAGTTGATCATCCAGATGACCTTAAAGTAAATTTAGACCGTGTATCCCATATGATCACTCAAATGTGGATGGAAGGTCCGAACGGATATGGCAAAATGAAAATTTTACCAACTCCAATGGGACAACTAATTCGTGTCATGCTTGAAAGCGGAGTAAAACTAGGTGTTAGTTCGAGAGGCAGCGGCAACGTTGACGATCGTTCTGGCAACGTGTCCGAGTTTGAGATTATCACAGTTGATATAGTTGCTCAACCAAGCGCACCTGGTGCGTACCCAACACCCGTTTATGAGCATATCATGAACGCTCGTGGTGGATATCGTGCATTACAGGTAGCTAAAGAAGTGAAAGAAGATCCTAGGGCACAGAAGCATCTCCAACAGGTGATGTTGAGTATTATCAGTGGCCTTAAAGCCTAAGGAGAAATAAATGGACGCATTCAAACAGTTAGTAGAGAGCGGAGTGATTAGCGAAGAAATTCGTACTGATCTAGAATCTGCCTTCAACACTAAGATTCAAGAGAATCGCGACCAAGTAACCGCCCAACTAAGAGAAGAGTTTGCCCAACGCTATACACACGATAAAGGTGTGTTAGTAGAGTCAATCGACAAATTAGTAAGCGAACGCTTAGCCGCAGAGCTAGGTGAGTTTGCGCAAGATCGCAAAGCATTGGCAGAAACCAAAGCCGAGTACAAGCGCAAAATGACAGCTGATTCCAAAACAATGGAATCTTTTGTTATGACTCAGTTAGCCAAAGAACTTGTGGAATTTCAAAACGACCGTACAAAGGTCAGCGAGAATTTCCAAAAGATGGAACAATTCGTTATCAACGCATTGGCCAAAGAGATTTCAGAATTTGCACAAGACAAGAAAGATATAGTTGAAGCGAAAGTTAAACTTGTCCGCGAAGCCAAGAGCAAGTTTGCAGAAGTCAAGAAAGAATTCATCAAGCGTAGTGCCGATCTTGTTAAAGAGACAGTTAGCCGTCAACTAACAACTGAGTTACATCAGTTGAAAGAAGATATCGAATCTGCTCGTACAAGCAATTTTGGTCGCCGTATTTTTGAAGCATTTGCACAGGAATTTCAACATTCGTACCTTAACGAAAAGTCTGAAACAAGTAGATTGTTAAAGATCGTAGATAAGAAAGAACAAGAAATTGCCGAAGCACAGGAAGCCGTTGCTAAAGTACAGGCCATTGCAGAATCCAAGGATCGCGAAATCCGCGTTACGAAAGATTTAATGGAACGTGCAAAAGTAATGAGCGAACTATTAGCACCTTTAAGTGCTGAGAAGAAGGGTGTAATGAGCGAATTGTTAGAGTCTGTACAGACTGGAAAATTAGCTAATTCATTCGACAAATACCTACCCGCAGTAATGGAAGGCGAAAGTCGTAAACAAAAGCAAGTTATTGCCGAAAGCAAGACACAAACTACTGTTACTGGCGATCGTGAGGTAAAAAAATCAGCCTGAGGTAGGCTTTGACAACATTGTAGACATCCGCAAGTTAGCGGGTCTAGCAAAGTAAAATTAAGGAGAAAATGATGTCACAACTTCTGAACGAAAGATGGTCAGAAACCAAAGAAGCCCTATTAGAAGGGTTACAAGGGAACCGTCGTGCCTCCATGCAAACATGCTTGGAAAATACACGCCGTCACCTAATTGAAAGTGCAACAGCAGGTGCTACATCTGCAGGTAACGTTGCAACACTTAACCGCGTAATCCTACCAGTGATTCGTCGTGTTATGCCTACAGTCATTGCTAACGAAATCGTTGGCGTACAACCAATGACTGGCCCAGTTGGTCAAATCCATACTCTACGTGTTCGTTACGCAGACAATGGCTCTGACGTTACAGCTGGTGAAGAAGCATTGAGCCCATTCAAAATTGCTCAAGCCTATTCAGGTAACAATGATGCATCATATCCAAAGGCGCAGACAACAGCGGCTATGGAAGGTACACCAGGTAAGCGCATGAGCATTCAAATCTTGAAGGCACCAGTCGAAGCCAAGTCACGCAAGCTATCAGCTCGTTGGACTTTCGAAGCCGCTCAAGATGC